AACTCAAAAAGTTCAATTTTAAACCCTAAAATTATTTCTTTAAGTTCGTTGTACTCTTCTCCGCCCTCAAGTCCAACAACTTGATTTGAATCTTTAAATTGTTTTAATGTTTCTTTAATGACTATATCCTTGTTTTTCCATGATACACTTGTCATAAAAATGGGGACAGAAAAAGTTTCAAATGCATTTAACATACATTTAATTAGTTTAATTAATTTATAGATTGTCTGCTTTTGGTGTTAGTGCTTTACTTAACGGTTGTTTCTCTTTAACCGTTTCACCATTAATTTGGTTGGTATTAGTATTATTAATAAATGTACCAACTTGATTTTTGGTATTATCACTGCTTGGTGGCACGGTTCTTACATTGTCGTCAATTTTAACCCAACGATTACCATCATATCTAAATAATCTATTTGGTGAATAGTCTGTACGTAGATAAAAGTCTCCGTCTGATGCACCCAATGGAAATTGAACTCCGAACCCATATGGAGCACCGTTTGGTGGCATAGCATTACTTGTTAAATATCCAACATAGTATTTTTTCTCTGCTGTGTTTAATACACCAGCCGCTTTTGTACTAACATCGCCGGCCTCATCTGTCGGAACAACAAAGTATTTGTCGGTATCATATCCTGTTAATGGTACGTCTTCTTCTGCTTGTGCAAGTACTGCATTATTAATTTGCATTTCTTTTTCGTACGTTGACATAATATCACGCAACGAACTTCCATCGCCTGCACCTGCATCTTTATCTAAAATTTGTTTAAATTCTTGGCTGTCTACCAGTGGTTTACATTTGCATCTCAAAAGATGTGGATACCAAGTTTGTGAAAAACCTTCTGCACTTCTATTAACATCTTCGATTACGTAAAAACGTTTAAGTGCTATACTAAAATCGTTGAGTGCGTATTCGTCTTTTAAGTGTGGTAGTTCTAACACATCTCCGCTCATTAGTTTTCTACCAAGCATTTCTACACTAGAGTTTAAATGAAACGTTATAAACACCGTGTCGTTTTGTAAAAACATACCAAATTGACTTAGATCAAAATCTATATCTTGTACGTTATAAATTCCTCTAGTAACATACACATCATCAGAATATTTTCTATCACGATTTTCCAAGAATAATAAATCCTGAATTTTTGTTTCAGGTATATCGTTGGTTCCTCTAGGTTGACTTGGTGTTGCTTTGTCACCTGGATCTACAGGACCTAAATATTTGTGAATAAAAATGTCCGTTCCACCAATCTGAAATGCTTCATTAACATTCCTGTCAATAAAGCGATAATCGGCGGATTTCTCTGGTTTGTATAAACTTAATCTTGGCATAGTAATTGTATTTATTGGAAAGACACAACATAAATACTAACATGAGCACACAATTAGATACAGCAAAACAAAACCTATTCAACTACGTTCGCACTATGCTAGGCGACGGAATGATCGATGTTGAACTTGATTCCAACCACTACGAAGTAGCGTTAGAGAAAGCACTTGGCAAATACAGACAACGTGCTGAAAATGCAGTTGAAGAATCCTATGCAACACTTGAACTACAAGAGGACACTAATGACTACATTCTTCCAAACGAAATAATGGAAGTGAGAGAAGTTTTTAGACGTTCAATAGGTTCGCGTACAGGTGGAGGTCAGGGTGGAACAATTTTTGAACCATTTAACTTAGCCTACACAAATACCTATCTTTTAAGTTCGACACAAATGGGTGGCTTGGCAACATACTTTGCATTTGCTGGATATCAAGAACTAGTAGGTAAAATGTTTGGATCATTTATTAATTTTAAATTTGATCCAGTGACTCATAAACTAACAATTTTTCAAAGACCAAGAGGAAGCGAACCAGTTCTTTTACAATGCTACAATCAAAGACCTGATTTTAATTTACTTGCAGATCCGTATGCCGGACAATGGCTTAAAGATTATACTCTAGCAGTCAGCAAATACATGCTAGGAGAAGCACGTGGTAAATTTGCTACTATCAGTTCACCTCAAGGTGGCACATCACTAAATGGTGATTCACTCAAAGCAGACGCAATGGCCGAAATGGAGAAACTAGAACAAGATTTATCCAATTATGTTGATGGTTCAAAACCATTATCATTTGTAATTGGCTAAAAAACACTTGACTTCTATATTCTATTAGCATATAATAAACTTTTACATGAGATATATAAACATACTATGATTATTGGTTTCGTGGGCCTTATAGGCTCTGGCAAAGATACCTGTGCTGACATCCTTGTTAGCGAAGGCGGATTCAAGCGTGTTAGTTTTGCAACTACTCTAAAGGATGCTGTTTCGGCAGTTTTTGGTTGGGATAGAGAAGCACTAGAAGGTAACACGGAAGAGTCACGTGCTTGGCGTGAAGAAGTGGATGAATGGTGGGCAGAAAAATTAGGTATGCCTAAACTTACTCCTCGTTGGGTATTGCAATACTGGGGTACAGATGTACTACGCAAAGGCTTTCACGACGACATATGGATTGCTAGTTTAGAAAGCAAACTGCTACAAATGAAGCAGGATGCTGTTATCAGCGATGTGCGTTTTCCTAATGAAATTAAAATGATCAAGCGTTTACGTGGTAAGGTTTATAGAATAAAACGCGGCCCCGAACCTGCATGGTTTGAAGATGCTGTAAGACAAAACGATCACAACGAAGAAGCAAAACACACAAAAAACATGGTGTTGACAGACAAGATGAAAGAACAACATCCTGATGTTCACATTAGTGAATATGCGTGGGTCGGACAAAAAGTTGACGATGTTATTGAAAATGACGGAACTTTAGATGACTTACAGGCTAAAGTTAGAAGTCAGGTGTTAGGTCTCCCTGACGCCAAATAGTACCTTCTTTTTGTAACAATCTTTGACAATTAGCACAAATAGTTTTTAAATTACTAAGCCTAACATTTGTTAGTTTACCGTCGACATGATAGACATTAAACTGCTCTGTGTGTTTACTGGTAAACCCGCACTTATCACATTGATCCTTCATTCTGTATCCTGATTGATACCAATACGGAATTCCTGGTGTTGTTCCTGTTGTACACCTTTCGCATTTGCTTCTGTAGTATACCTGCTTATCTTTATAATAGTTTATAGCAACAGGGCGTTTACGGCATTGTTTGCATAGTGGTCTGCTCATATAGTGTATTTAGTAACCCCTTTTCGACCCCTTTTCTTAACTATTATTAATGCCTTTTTTATGCATATATCATAAATACATATGAATTGAAATAAAGGAGTTATAACATGGCACTTTCATCACCAGGTATTGAGGTTAAGGTAATAGACGAATCGTTTTATACACCAGCCGCGGGTGCTACCGTCCCGTTAATTGTGGTAGCAACAGCAGAGTCTAAACCAAATGGTTCAGGCACAGGAACAGCATCAGGAACAACTAAAGCCAATGCTGGTAAAGTATTTTTAATATCAAGTCAAAGAGAACTTACTGACACATTTGGTAATCCTACTTTTTACACTGATACTTCAAACAATCCTTTACACGGAAACGAATTAAACGAATATGGATTACAATCGGCATATTCTTACTTAGGCGTTGCTAATAGAGCATACGTGGTAAGAGCAGATGCTAACTTATCAGAACTAACAGGATCTTCAAGCGAGCCTGTTGGAGAACCTAAAGACGGTACATACTGGTTTGACACAGATGATTCAATCTACGGTATTTTTGAGTGGAATGGTGATACACAAAAATTTACTAACAAGGCTCCAAGTGTTATTTCAGCGGCAACTGATCTTGTAGGAGTAAGCGGTGCCACTTACACAGGAATCAAAACAAGCGTTGGATCAATTGGCGACTATGCTATTGTTACATGGAATACACAAAACAAAGTATGGTATAAAAACGAAAACAATATTTGGGTACAAGTAGGTTCATCAGATGAATCAGCATTCGACTCTGTCGCAGGATTCAAAGGTGCAAACCAAGCGGCCGCGGCAACTGATTGGGATTCAACTACATGGATTTCAAGTTGGCCAACAATTTCAGCAACATTAACACCTACTTCAATTGATAACGCAAACATTGTTATTAACGGAACTGATGTTAACGTTGGCGGAACTACCCCAACAAATTTAGTACAATCAATTAACCACTATAACATTCCAGGTGTTGGTGCTAAACTAGACGCTAACAATAGAGTTAAAATTTACGCAGACGGAACTAGTGCTATTACTACTCCAGACTCAACATTAAGTAAAGGTGGTATTTTAATTGAAGAAGGTACTGGTAACATTCTTACACAATTAGGTATTACAGCAGGTTTCTATTCAGATCCAGAATTACAAATTTCAGCACACAGCAAAGTTCCTTTATGGAGAGCAACTGATAGAGTTGAAATTGCTGGAACAGGATATTCTGCACTTAGACCATCAGGTGCTGTTTGGATTAAATCTTCAACTCCAAACTTAGGTGCTAGTTGGAAAGTTAAATTATATTCAACAACAACAGGTTTATGGACAACCGTTAATGCTCCGATTTACAATAGTTCGGCAGAAGCAGTTAACAAACTTGACGCAGGTGGCGGTGTTAACATTACAACTGGTACACTTTTTGTTTTAGCAAATCAAACAGGAAATGATCCAGTAGTTGCAGACTTTAAACTTTACAGAAGAAGTGTTCCAAGTCCTGCATCAGGAACTGGTACGGTATCAAGTCCAACATTTGCGGCAGGTACTAAGACGTTTACTATTAGAGAAACAAGAGCAGGAACAGCGGCATTGACTTCTGCAACTGCATCATTTACAGGAACAAGTGCAGAAGACTTTATTACAGCAGTTAGTTCCGTAGGCTTAACAAACGTTGAAGCAACTCTTACTGCTGAAAACAAAATTAAGATTACACATAAATTAGGTGGCGAAGTTATCCTTACTGATGGTACTGGTACTCCATTAGCAACAGCAGGTGTAACTAGTGCGGCAGATGACATTTATGTGGCTACAGGTAGTGACGACTATGTTATTACTAACTGGAAACCATTAACATATGAAGCAAAAACAACTGCACCTAATTCAACACCAGCAGATGGTACATTATGGTATTCAACTACACTTGATGAAGTTGATATGCTAGTACACAATGGTACTACTTGGGTAGGTTACTTAAACCAAGTAAGTGACGCTGATCCAGCAGGTCCGATTGTTAGTGCTACTGAGCCAACTACACAATCAGATGGTACTGCATTAGTAACAGGTGATATTTGGGTTAACTCAGGAAACTCTGAAACATATGGTCAAAAGATTTACAAATGGGACGGCAACAATCTAGAATGGGTTGCTGTTGATGTATCAGACCAAACTTCAGAAGATGGTATTTTATTTGCAGATGCACGTTTTGGTTCAGCAGGTACAACTGGTGACACAGCAGGAACAATTAAAGACCTACTATCAAGCAACTACTTAGATCCAGACGCTCCAGATCCAGACTTATATCCAAGAGGTATGTTGTTATGGAATACTAGACGTTCAGGTTATAACGTTAAGAAATTTGTTAAAGGTCATGTCGACATTAACGCTAACAACGGTTTAAACATTAGATTTAACGGTGTAAGCGGTGCTGATACTGAAACAGCAGACGGTGAGATCATGGACGGTAGAGCAGTTAATGGTCAGGCTACAACAAAATATAAAACAGACCGTTGGATCGGCTTTAACACACAAGCAGAAGACGGATCAGGATTATTTGGTAGACAAGCACAACGTAAAACGGTTGTTGCGGCACTTAAATCAGAAGTTAAATCAAACCAAGATTTACGTGACGAAGAAACAAGAACATTTACATTGTTAAGTGCTCCAGGTTATCCAGAACTTACAATCGACTTAATTGGTCTAAACATTGACAGAGGCATCACAGGATTTGTTGTTGCTGACTCACCGTTTAGATTAAAATCTTCTTCAACTGATTTGTTAGCGTGGGGTAATAACTCAAACAACGCACTAGCAGACGGCGAAAAAGGATTTACATCATTTGATGAATACATGGCAGTATTTTATCCATCAGGATTTACAACTGACCTAAATGGTAACAACATTGTTGTTCCACCAAGTCACATGATGTTACGTACTATTG